GGCGGGCGCACTTATCACGCGTTGGAGCGGGCGCACCAATCAAGCCCGCGACCTGCGAGACGTGATAGCCGACCGCTGCGACGAGGCGGGCATACCGGTTTACAAGACGGCGATACGCGAGGCCATAGCCGCCCGCGAGGCACAGACGTACCGCGCTAGCATCTTTGACCATGCGCCAAAGAGCACGACCGCACAGGATTACAAGGCGTTGATAGAGGAAATGGGCCTCTAGGTAGAAGGGAGCACGACGACATGGCTAAGAGGCAGAGCATACGCGAGGCGGCAGAGGGCGCAAACAGCGTCATGCAACGAGCGATAGACCGGCGAGCGTGGGAGGCCGCGCAAGACGCACAGGACGCACCGGACACGCACCTAGTACGCCTAAACCTCAAAGTGCCGCAAGACGTGAAAGATTGGCTCTATGAGGCTTCTTTCAACGAGAGCACGCCAACCCGGCGCGTATCGGCGACGGCGTACCTAGTGGAGCTTGTGAGGGCCGACCGCGACCGCCACAAGGGCAAGTAGACATCTTTTCGCATCATGTGGGGAGACGACTACCCACAGGCGAAAAACAGGGCATCTACCAGCGCAAACGACGATAGAAAGGGCAACACATGGACGACGAGACAAAAGAGCGGCTAGAGGCTAGCGGTATGACTTTTGGCGAGTTTGCAGAGCAAGAGCGGGCACGCATCATAGCCGACTACCGCGCGAACGGGCACCCGACCGCAAGCGAGCGCGAGGCGTTGGCGGATTTTGTCGCGTTCGCCCGCAACTTTCAAAAGTGGGCAAAAAGCGACGAGGCCGCGCAAATGAAAGAGGATATCGAGGTAATTCTAGGGGCCACCAAAGACGCCCTAGAGGCCATACGCATCGAAATCGAGGCCGACGACGAGCTATCCTCAATGAGCTTAGACGAGGCCCTAGAGAGCGGGCGGCTAGAGGTTCTAATCGACTACGAAACACCGCTAGGGACACCCGACGACGAGGAAACCGACACCGAGGCGACGGCGATAACCGCACCGGCAAAGCAGCCAACGGCACGGGCAGCGGCTATAGAGCGTGGCGCGGTTATGTCTCTTGACGGGCACGTAACCGCCTACAGCCACAAGGAGCTACAGCACGCCCTAGACGGCTTTTCACTGTTTAGGCTACCGACCGACACCGACGAGAAAGAGGCTTTCGGGGACGACGGCAGGGTTAACGACAGCCTCAAAACCGCCCTATCTTTGGGGCAAGTCTCACCGTTGCGTCTCACGAGGTATCAAGCGGGCTTCTTTTACGCGGTTAACCGCATCTTTGACCTATACGACACATCGAGCGACGGCGACCGCGAAAAAGTGGAGGTTTACATACCGGGCATCCTGCGAGACATGGGGATAGACCCGCGCACCTACAGGAAAAAGCAGCGCGACGAGAGCGGCAAGGCGATAGAGACGCCCGCATCCGAGAGGCGCGTTAAGGGCGACCCAAAGGAGCAAAGGCGCGACGCAATACTAGCGTTGGCAAAGCCGTTTGAGGGCGTATACGGCAAGGCACCTAACGGCGACCTTTTCCAAGTTCTTAGCGTTGGCACCTACCGCGACGCATCGGAGACAATCGTTATTAGCTCACCTTTCCTAGCCGAGCTACGACGCATTGCGGACAGCAAAAAGCACCCGTTGCATAGGTACCTGCACAGCAGCGTTGTAAACGAGAAAAATCAAGCGGCGGTTGAGCTTGCCAACCAAATCATTATCGGCGTGGTGCAACGCGGCTACCACCGGCTAGCATCCGACAGGCCGGTAAAGAAGCGGACTGTAGAGCACACCGGCAAGGACGGCGCAAAGACAAAGACCGTCTACGAGTACGACGACATGGACGACAAGACGCCCGCGCCGGTCGTCTACCGCGTTCAATACCAGACGCTTATAGACAAGTGCCCTCTACTGCTAAGCGACCTAGAGGCGGCAAAGAGCACAGCAGCCTACAACAGCAAGCTACAACAGACTTTCGAGGCGGCTTTTCGCATCATCGAGACGAAATCGGACTTGCCAAAGCATTACAAGAATCTTCAGTTGCCAATGGTTCGCCGCACGCGCAGGGGCAAAAAGGTCATGTGCTACGAGTCGCCGACAAAGAGCACGACACGGCGAAACCTCATCATCAAGCACGACGGGAGGCCCTAGAAAATGGGCGGTTCGCCGCACGCGGCATCTTATGGGCCGGTGTTTAGGTCATGTGGGCCGGTGTTTAGCTTTTATGGGCCGGTGTTTAGTTTTTGTGGGCCGGTGTTTAGGGCAAGCAAAAAAAACGCCCGTCTACCTGCGAAAACATGGGCTTTCAACCGTCCTAATATCTAATCCCTAATGGATTAGTACGACGCGGGCCTTTGGGAGGCACCGCGCCTCTAAGGGAAAATGAAAGAGCCGAAAAGAGCACCTACACTTTACAGGCGACGAAAAACGACGATATCCGACGACGAAAGGGGGGCAAGCACATGCGAGACGCGATTTACGAGGCCATAACGGACGCGCAAAAGGCCGAGGCCCTAGAGGCTTGTACGGCGGTTCTAAGCCGTTGGAGCGAGCTACAGCCGCTCACAGGGCCGCTAGAGCGCAAGCGGCGCGAGATTACGGCGAGATACGAAAAGGCGGCTACCAGCACCGACGAAAGCACAGATAGCCGCCAACAGGGCACCCGCTAGCGCAAACAAGAGCGGGCACAGGGCCATTGTAACCCGTGCCCGCACCTGCAAGAAAGGACTTAACGAGCATGGATAGACAAGAGGCCATACAGGCGGTTAAAGAGCACTACGGCGACTATCTGCAAAGGGCAAAGAGGGACATAGGCGGCAAGCCTAGCTATGTGTGCCCAAAGTGCGCGAACGGCACGGGCCACGACGGCGACGGCATGCAACCCAACCCGAAAGGCGACGGCTACAGCCTAAAGTGCTACAAGTGCGGTTGGTACGGCGACGTTATAGACGCCTACCAGCTAACCAACGGCTGCGACTTCAACACGGCTCTAAGCGAGCTTTGCGACCTCTACGGCATCGAGATAGACGGCGAGGCCGTGAGAGCCGATATAAGGCCCTCAAACGCCAAAACCCGCCCAACTACCCAAAGCGACGAAAAGAGGCCCGAGAACGTGCCCACGACGCGAGATTTTGGGCAATACATCGCCGATTGTGCCCGCAACCTCACCGACCCGCGAGCTACCGCCTACCTACAGGCAAGGGGCCTAAGCATCGAGACGGCGACCGCCTACGGTTTGGGATTTGATGCACAGGCCGACCCGGCAGGGACGGGCCACAAGTGCCCGCGTCTGATAATCCCATTCAGCCGCCACAGCTACACGGCGCGTAGCATCGACCCGACGACACCGCCCAAGTACAAGGCAATGAATCCGACCGGCTCAAAGGTGGAGCCGTTCAACATGGCCGCGCTCTATGACGACGACCCGAGGCCGGTTTTCGTCACCGAGGCGGCTATAGACGCCCTAAGCATTATCGAGGTTGGCGGCGTTGCCATAGGCACTAACAGCGCGGGCAATTGGCGGCTAGTGGCCGAGGCGGTACGCGCAAAGAGGCCGCGTAAGGTGCTTATCATGGCCTTTGACGACGACGAGGCGGGCCATAAGGCCGCGAAAGACTTAAAGGGCGTATTAGACGCATTGAACGTATCTAGTGCGTATAGTGCGCTCTACAACGGCGCAAAGGACGCTAACGAGGCCCTTACCAGCAACCGCGAGGCGTTCGCAAGGGCGGTAGCCGAGGCACAGCGCAAGGCGCGGCGACCCGACAACATGGCCGACTACGTAGGCGGCGCAATGGTTGAGGAAATGGAGCGTCTAGAGCGGCAAGCCAACCGCAAGACCGGCTTTGGCAACCTAGACGACGAGGCGGGCGCAATCTACAACGGCTTGTATGTGGTTGGCGGCATATCGAGCGTAGGCAAGACGAGCTTCATAACCCAACTTTGCGACCAAATGGCCGAGGCAGGGCAACACGTGCTTTTCTTCTCGTTGGAGCAAAGCCGCCTAGAGATTGTTAGCAAGAGCATTGCGAGGCGCACGGCTCAAAGCAACCTCTTTAAGGCGGTTACGGGCTTGCAGGTACGTATGGGCATGACGACGCCCGCAATGATGGACGCAATAAGGGCGTACACGAACGACATAGCCGAGCGCGTTAGCGTCATTGAGGGCAACTTTGGATGCACGGCGAGCTACATACGCGACTACACCGCCCGATACATCGAGGCGAACGACGTTAGGCCGGTCGTTATCGTGGACTACCTGCAAGTGATGCAACCCGACCTAGACCCGGACACGGGCCGCAAGATAACCGACAAGAGGCTAGCGACCGACCAAAGCGTTACCGAGCTAAAGCGCATGAGCCGCGATTACGAGATACCCGTTTTCGTGGTTAGCAGCGTCAACCGCAACAACTACCTAACGCCTATCGACTTTGAGAGCTTCAAAGAATCGGGCGGCATCGAGTACACCGCCGACGTTGTTTGGGGCCTACAGCTCACAGCGGTTAACGACGACCTCTTTAAGGGCGACGACAAAAAGAAAGTTGAGCGGCGCGAGCGGTTGGCAGAGGCAAAGGACGCGATACCGCGCGACATTGAGCTAGTTTGCCTCAAAAACAGGTACGGGCGTTCACGCTACCGCGCGAGGTTCGACTACTACCCGCAATATGACTACTACAGGCCGACGACGTACTAGCGACGACGAGGCGACGACCGACCGACCACAGGGCGGCGACCCACAGAGGGCCGACCGCCCTTTTTCATGGCCTCATATCCCCCACAGGGCGAGGGCGGCAGGGCGTCACGTGGCACCGGCGAGAACACCCAAAAATCTATGCGCGGCGGTTTTTGAAAATCCGAAATTTTCTAGTTGAGCTTACGCAAATAAATCTAATTAGACGAGTTTTCAACATGTGCGCGGGCTTGTGCGTGAACGTAAACGTAGACGTAAATGAGGTATAATGCCCTTATACAACCAATACGTACTAGACGGCTTAGAGCCGCGCGGTACGTATCAGACGCGCAAGGGGTGGTTATGGCAGAAATGACGGCAGAGGCTAAGGCCGCGCGGGCCGCTTATATGCGCGAGTGGCGCAAGCGCAACCCGGACAAGTACAGAGAGCAAGAGGCCCGCAAGTGGCAGAACGTGGCCGACCGCGAGGCAGAGAAAGAGGCGGCACCGTGCCCCGAAACGACGAGCGACTAATAGCCGCCCTACTCAACCACACGACGGTTAGGGCCGCTTGCGAGGCGTTGGGCATCGGCGAGACGCAAGCCTATAGCCGCTTGCGCGACCCGTCGTTTAGGGCAAAGTACGAGCGGGCGCGGCGCGAGCTTCTAGAGCAATCCACAAGCGCACTACAGGGCCGCATATCGGCGGCTATCGACACTATGGGCGAGATTATGGCCGACCCGGAAACGCCCGCACAAACGCGCCTCAACGCGGCTACGGCGATTATCGGCAACGCCCTAAAGCTCAACGAGCAAACCGACGTTTTGAGCCGCCTAGAGGCTTTGGAGCGTCTGCAATGAGGGCCGATATCGAGAGACGGCTAAAGGCTTTGGAGCTAGACGCAAGGGCGCGTAAGGCGACCACAGAGGCCATTAGCCGCATAGACGTAACCCAACACGAGGCACCTATCTACAGGGCCGTACACGACGCGATAGAGGCCCGCACGTACCGATACATCAACCTACCGGGCGGGCGAGGTTCGGCGAAAAGCTCTTTTGCCGCGTTGGAGCTTGTTAACGGCGTCATGGCCGACCCGACCGGGCAAACGAGCGCGATAGCCTTTAGGCGGTACGCCTCCACCATGCGAGAGAGCATCTTTAGCACGCTTGCATGGGCTATCGACGTTCTAGACGTTAACGACCTTTGGCGGGCTACGCTTGCGCCTATGGGCTTCACCTACCTACCCACGGGCGCGGTTATCCTTTGCCGAGGTTTGGACGACGCGAGCAAGCTAAAGTCAATCAAGCCGCTAAAGGGCGTCTTTCGGCTAGGTTGGTTCGAGGAATTCAGCGAGCTACCGGGCGAAAACTTCACCCGTAACGTGATGCAATCCATCATGCGAGGCGGCGAGGGGTTCACGGCTATTAGGACGTTCAACCCGCCCAACAGCCGCGCCAATTGGGCAAACCTGCTAATCGAGCGGGCCGACCCGCGAGCGTTGACCATGCGCACGACCTACCGCGACGTACCGCAAGAGTGGCTAGGTAGTGACTTCATCCTAGAGGCCGAACGGCTCAAAGAGGTTAACCCGACCGCCTATGAAAACGAGTACGAGGGCCTAGCTTGCGGCGACGGCGGCGAGGTTTTCGGCGACAACCTAGAGGTTAGGGAAATCACCGACGAGGAAATGCGCCTCATGGACTACGAGAGCGCGGGCCTAGACTTTGGCTTTTCCATCGACCCGGCTTGCTACCTGCGAGTTTCCTACGACCGCAAGCACGATACCGTTTACCTCTTAGACGAGATTTACGGTAGGGGCCTATCTAACAAGGCCCTAGCGGACGCGATAAAGGCCCGAGGCTACGACCGCACGGGCGACTACAGCTTTTCTATGTTCGGCGGCGCGTACCAGCAAAGGCAAACAATCATCGCCGATTGTGCCGAGCCTAAGAGCATTGCCGACCTACAGGGCGAGGGCCTAAAGGTCATACCGTGCCAAAAGTGGCCGGGTTGCGTTAACTACCGCGTGAAATGGCTACAGCACCGGCGCATCGTGTGCGACCCGAGGCGCACGCCCAACGCTCACCGCGAGCTATCGCAATACGAGTACAAGCGTTCAAAGGACGGCGAGATATTGGCCGACCTACCAGACGCGGACAACCACAGCATAGACGCACTTGCATACGCGCTAGACCGCGAGATTTACCGCAAGGGCGTACCGGCCTAGAAAGGGGCAAACAGTGGCTTACATGGTCATTCATTGCGAGAGTTGCGGCGGCGATTGGCAGGTATACGACCGCGACGTGCTCAACCATTGGCACGTCCGCACATGCCCGCATTGCGGCAAGTCGATAGACCGGCAGACGTGGGAGGGGCAAGTATTGCCCGCGTTCGGCATGGTTGCGGACGCCAACCGCGAGCTAGTCAAAGACGCGACCGGCTACCACGGGCCGCAATTCTCGTTTGACGTTATCGGCGACACGTTCTTTAGCCGACGACCGGCGTTAGACGAGGCCGACATAGCACTACTTCAAGACGTATCGGACGGGCTACACACGCTCTTAGAGGGATTGGAGGCGTAGACATGGATAGAAGCCGCGTTATTGTCGTCAACAGCCCGAAAACGGCACCACAGCCCGCGAGAGAGGCACCCAAAGAGGCCGACGAGTACGTAAGCGCACATGACGAGTTCATGAAAGAGTTCTACAGGCAGAGGGCGGACGTTCGCAAGCTACAGCACGACGGCAAGTGCAACGGCGAGAGCCGCCCGCAATGCTACGACACGTGCGAGTTTTCGGCGTATTGCAGCGAGTGGCGGCACACCGTACGCACGTTGTTCTAGGGGCATCAATGACGGTTGACGAGGCCCTACCGGGCATCAAGAGGCTACTAGTGCAAGGCGCTTTCTCTATCGGCGGCATCGCATCCGAAATGCGAGACATAGACGAGCGGATATCGACGGCTAAGACGTGCGACGGACTTAAAAAGCGCCGGTCAATCCTGCAAGGCCAAATAACGAGGCGCAAGAACAAAGTTAGGGACGACGTAACCGGCGAGCTAGAGAGGATAGGGCGAAACGACCTCATACCCTGCTTTGTTGGGCTAATCGACAAGAGGCTAGAGCAGCCGGGGGCACTTGACCTCATTTACAGGCTATTTGACGTTTCGGACGACAGAAAGGTTTAGAGCAATGAGTTACCACGTTATGCACTATTCAGAGGCTTATAGCGACCTGCGCAAGGCGGTAAAGGCCGCGCGAGCCGACTACCTGCGCAAGGTGGAGCGGGCGACGCCCTATCTACCCTCTAAGCAAGCGCAAGAGGATATCGAGGCGGCAGAGGCCGACTTTAAGGCGGCACTAGAGGCCGCGCGAGCCGTTGCCCGCCCTAAGTTCGAGCAAGCCGTTAGGGGTATGCGCGAGAACATCGCCGCGCCCTCTATGGAGCCGCCAACGCCCGAAATGTTGGCTACCCTGCAAATGTTGGAGCTGCGAGACGATATCGACGCGGGCGAAATCGAGGCGGCGGCTAAGGTCATGGGCAACAACGACGCGGCACTAAAGACGCTGCGCGACGTTCTCATGCGCAAGGGCCGCGTTATGCCTAGCAGCATCAAGACGACCGAGGCGCGGACGAGCGACGCGGTTAACGAGCTTTCGAGGGCCGCTAGCGCAATCCTGCAATGGGACGGGCGCACCTCTAACGAGATTAGCAGCGACGCGAGCCGCGCATATCACGACTACCGTTGGGCGGGCGGCGCACCCGTGCCCGAAAACGCGCGGGCCGCTCAATGGGTGGCCGATATCGAGCCGCGTTCGTACTACAAGGACACCGCCCGCGCCCTTGCGGGCGACGACGTGCCTACAAGCATCATCGAGGCACTAGACAAGTAGCAGCCACAAGCCGCGCGGGCTTTTCACCGGCTTACAGGCATGGCCGCATCCTTTCACCGCACGGCATGGCATAGCCGGTAAGGGAGTGCACACCCGACCCGGCGCGGACGCCCGCGAGGTTGCAGACTTGCGGGCGTTCCTCTTACAATCGAGGCGTTGGGGCGGTTAGGCGTGGTTTGGCGCGGCGTTGCGTGGTTCATCTAGGCAAGGCGCACCGTTTTACGAATCGACCGCGAACACCAACGCGAGGCCCGCTAGCCTTTCGAGGTTGGCGGGCTTTTCTATGGGCATTTATACCAACTTGCGGCAAAACGGGCCTTAAAACGGCTTACAACAAGCCGTCTACCTGCGGTTTTGCAAAATCCTGGGGGACGTTTTGCGGCATCAAAATATCAATCAGTCTAGCGACGACGGGACGCACGGCGCGGGCCTTGCGGCTTGCTTGCGTTCGGCGCGTTTCATCTTGACAACTAGGCACAACAATAGGAGAATGTAAACGTAAACGTAAACGTGACTTTGGGGAGGGCGGGCACCATGACCGACGAGACGAGGGCAAGGCTTCAAGAGGTTATCGACCTGCTAGACGAGGTTCTAGACGCGGACGACCTCACAGACGGCGAGTTTGGCGACCTCAACGCGGCATATCACGCCCTAGAGGCAGTAGCCGACGAGGATTAGGAGGGACGACCAATGACCAACCTTGCAGTTGCCTACCCTATCGAGCCGACCGGCCTAACGCTTGTGGAGGGCACGACGCCCACGTTTAGCGTTGACCTTTTCGCCCGCTTCATCGACTACACCGACCGCAAGGCCACGACCATTAAAGGGTACGTGACTTGCATTAGGCAGTTTGCAAAGTGGATTGCGGCAAACGGCATCGAGCAACCGACCCGCGACGACATTAAGGCGTATCGGGATTACCTCAACACGACCGACCTAGCAGCGGGCACGCGGGCGCAATACCTGCGAGCCGTTCGGCACTTCTTCAAGTGGACGGCGAGCGAGGGCCTTTATCCCAACATCGCCGACAACGTACACGGCGCAAAGGTTCGGCGCGATATCCACAAGCGCGACGCTTTGCCCGACGACGCGGTTAGCAAGGTCGCCGCGAGCATCGACACGACCACAGAGGACGGCAAACGCGCCCTTGCTATGTTCCTGCTTTGCATCGTCAACGGCACCCGTTGCGTTGAGCTTCACCGGCTCAATTGCGAGGATATCAAGACGTTGGGCGGCATTACGTACATCTACCTACACGGCAAGGGCCACGACGAGGCCGACCAGAAAGAGGCCCTTATAGAGCCGGTGGCCGAGGCCCTACGCGACTACCTAGACCACAGGGCCGCGCCGGTAAAGGCTAAGACGCCTCTTTTCACGTCTACCAGCAACCGCAACAAGGGCGGGCGCATCGCGCCGACGACCATTAGCACCATGCTAAAGCGCGTCTTGCAGGGCGCGGGCTACGATAGCGACCGCCTCACCGCCCACAGCTTGCGCCACAACAGCGGCACCGGCGCACACAAGGCCGGTATCGACCTCTACGGCGTTCAAAGCCTCATGCGTCACGTTGACCCGGCCACAAGTGAAATCTACATCCACGACGACGACAACGCGGCGGCAGAGTTGACCGGGCGCACCGCTATCTATGACTACTACTTTAGCGGCAAGACGGTTCAACCCGTCATGCCCGAGCTACAGGCGGCAATCACGACGCTTACGCAAGACGAGCAAGCGGCGGTTTTGGCATACATCGAGGCTATGAAAGGGGCCAAGTAATGAACGACGAGCAAGCAAGCCTCTATAACGATTGGCAGGATTGGCAAGACTCTTTCTATTGGCAGAGGATAGACGACACTTTCCCCGAAATCGCGCTACTACCCGGCCTTTCTAAGGCTTTGGGCGAGGGCGCGACCATTGCCGACCTAGTAGACATGGACGCGCAAGAGTTCACGAGCGCACTTTACGGCATCTCAAATGTTGGCGAGTCTAGGAGCTTCAGCGTTGACGAGTACCGCGCGGGCGAGGTTCTGCGCTATTGGAAACAAAAGCTCACCTTTCTACCAAAGGTTGCCGACCTTGCCATTAGCGGCGATTGGGAGGGATTCAGCACCCGCGTACAACAGATTTACGAAACCATGCCCGAGGCGTTCGAGATTTTCTATCCGTACATGCCCGACGAGTACCGGCGCGAGTTCGTAGTAGGTTGCTACGACAACCACGGCGACGCGGTAGACGGTTGCCGCGAGGCCCTAAAGCAGTTGCCAAAGGGCGGCGCGGGCGAGCTACCCGACGACCTGCGAGGGCAAGACGTTATCACCGTCTACAGGGCGGGCCGCGAGGGCATGGACGACGCGCCCTTTAGTTTCTCGTGGACTACCAGCCGACCCGTTGCCAACTTCTTTTACAACCGCCACGACGGCGGGCACGTCTACAAGGCGAGCTTGCGCACGTGCGACGTTATCGCCTACGACGACGACCGCAACGAGCGCGAGGTATTGCAGTACGGCGACGTTTACGACGTTGAGGAAATCGAGGCCGACCCGCAAGAGGGCCACGATTGGCGGCAGAGGTTGCACGACGAGGAAATGGCCGAGCTTAACGAGATTATGGAGGCGCGAAACAATGGCTAGCGACTTCTCGCAAGAGTTCTACACCGTGCCCGAAGCGGCGGCGGTTCTTAAGGTTCACGAAAACACGATTTACAACTTGCTGCGAAAGAAGCGCATCGAGCATTACAAGGTGGGCAAGCAGATACGCATAGCGGCGGCAGAGTTGGGGCGTTTGAAGGTTGAGCGCGAGGGCAAGTAGACGGCTCTAGTTGAAGTTAGGCGCATAAGCTCAATTAGAAAACGAGGCTAGAAAGGGGGCTTTTAAGTGGGGGCAAGGGTGATTGCAGTAGCCAACCAAAAGGGCGGCGCGGGCAAGACGACCACGGCGGCGGCATTGGCGACCGGCGCGGGCCACATGGGGCGCAAGGCCTTAGCGGTAGACGTTGACCCGCAAGCAAACCTAACGTTCGTCATGGGCGGCGACGAGGCCCTACCGGGCGCATACGAGCTAATGAGGGGCGATTGCAGGGCGGTAGACGCGATACAGCCGACCGGGCAAGGCTGCGACCTCATGGCAGGTTGCTACGACCTAGCGGTTATCGGCGACGAGTTGGGCGGCGACGGGCGCAAGCGGGCGAGGCGTCTACGCGACGCCCTACAGCCTCTAAGGCGGATCTAT